TTATATTCAACCTTCTTTTGTGCGATACGCTTTCTATTATATTGATTGTAGGTCTCAGTCTCTATTGAGAATGTTGGAAGATCAATAGTCTTTACCAACAAACCAACAGTGGCTTGTTCATCTTGTCCAAAAACTGAGCGAAGTCCCGGAATTTCTGTGTTAAGAGTAAAATACACATGAAATAGGAATTTATTACGCGGAGCAAGCTCATAATTATTCGCAGTGAATGTCTTATGAGCATGCTGTGCGTCTCTTAAATTATCTCGGGCAATGAACCCACTAGCAAAGTCACGAAAAAATGACACGATTAACCAGTTACGGTTTCACCTAGTGTTCTACCAACGCTTGTACCAACGCCGTCACCAAGAGGTGTTTGTAGTGCGTTATCAAAACGCATGGTCATTGAGATTGTTTGAACATCACTTGTGGCATAATCTAGGTTGTTATAGTTGGCACTTGTGATAAAGCAACCATAGAGTTCCCATGTTTCAAGAATCTGTGGTTCATTAGCACCGTTGCCACCATCAAGCATTTCACAACGTGTAAGGAATTTATAATCAATTCCAGATGCTGCTGAAGACTGCTCCATGAAGTCCATCTGTCTCTGTAGTTGCTCACCAACGAGTCGGGATATTGAACCCGAAGCATCGTCACGCATTTCTACAGTAACATCCTGCCATGTGTGCTTACCTGCTAATCTCATTTTAGAGTTGTACAGGTCAATAGTTATGTCTTCAAACTCGACGCTTGGTCGGTCAAATGTCATAACCTGTTTTGTTAGTTCTGTTTTTGGTGTTGATATACCAAAGTTCTCAAATAACACTCTAAAGCGATACTTGAGTTTTGGCATCAAGAGTCCTTGGTTATTAGCACTCTGATCGCTACCCAAAGGCACTGTCATTCTTGATAATGATGAAACGGCCATATATTCTGTCTCCTTGTCTTAATTATTTATCAATAAACCAGAACAAAAAAACAGGGCTCTTAAGCCCTGTTTTACGTTTATAAACAACAATTTAAGTATTTTAAATTGTGCTTGAGGAAGCAATGTTTCCAGAGGAAATTTCACCTGTGTTCTTAATGCGAACTGGAATAAAGATGAATTCAACTGCTTTGACTGGTTCTATTGCGATATCCACATACAACTCATTACGATCAATACGCTCTGGTGTATTGTTGCTGTTATCACAAACAACCAAGTAATCAAAAATGCCTCGCTTAGCAAGCAAATCATTCATAAGAGACTCAACTGCGTTCTTAATCTCATTACGTGTGATTGTATCATTTGGTTCAAACAAGAACTGATTGCCAATCTCACCAAGTCTATCACGAATGAACGCAACCAAACGTGCAACGTTAATACGATCAAGAGCACTTGGAGTTCCTTGAGTTGTTTTATTACCAAAGTTAGTAATGCCAGATGCTGGAATAAGTGTAATTGGATTAACATTATTCTCATACAGCGTGTCTTTGAGTCCGGTTGTTAGACCTGACTGAACAAACTCACCAGTATTCGCTTCAACATATCCCAAACGACCAGCGTTATCTACTGTACCACGACGTGGACCTGCTGGTGCCAACCATGGGAATGCAACATTATCATTGCGAACAAATGTTCTTAGCATCATGTGACTTGCTGGCTGAACAACATTTGCACCAGATAAATCATTTGTTTGGCATGCTGGATAGAAAACACCAAGATATGGATCATTTGTTGTTAGTGCTTCATCACTAGTGAATCCATCTGCAACGTCACCATTTGCCCATGACTGAACTGTCGTCGAATCTGAAGAAAGTCGTAATGGTGTATCACCAATAACGAATGCAGTATTATTACGCTCATTATTCAGTGCAACCATATTAGGAATCAACTCGGGATATCCCGGTGCCGTGATCAGATTAAACTGTCTTTGCTCTTCACGAATTTCAGTGTTGCTATCTATAGCTGCTTTCATCGCTTCAGTTACTAACTGTCTGACAGCGTAACGCCCCATGTAAGGCGAACCATCGTTTCTGTTACCTGAAACTGTTACCCATGCGTCTGGATTCTCATTTGTGAATGCTGGGAAATCTGCAGAATTGAAGTAACCAACGCGGTATTCTTTTACATTAAAACCAGAACGGCGTGTATTGAACAGCAATGTACCGGCTGGATACAATGCAGGGTCTGGTGCGTCTAGATCAAGGTTGTCGCTTGTCAAAAGATCAGTGATAGTCGCAATTTCACCATCTATTGGATCTATCGTGCTATCTGTGCTCCAACGAGCATCAGCAAAAATAATACCATCTTGCGTAGTCTGATCTGTATTATCGATAAAAACCCATTGATCAACGCCCAAAACCGAACTCCAGCGATAAAGTTCAGGATAGTTTTCTAGTTCTGAGCTATCTAACCACAGATCACCATATTCTAGTGCACTTCCGTCACTTTGCTCAAATGGAGCTGTAGTTGAAACTATTGGGCCTGCAGCATCAGTATTGCTTAAATCAACACCACGTATATCTTCAGTTACATTTCTATAACCACGCCATGTTGCACCATCGTGAATCATAATATCAATTTCATCTATGGCAGAATAATACCACTTACGACCATCTACTGGTGCCTGATCTGGCTCAACTGTACTTGCAGTATATTCTAATGGCTGCCATGAAGATAAAACAGTTTGTCCAGAAACTGTACCTGTCTCAACACCATCTAAAGAACTCGTTATTCCAAGGTCAGATAGTGGGCTGCCAACAGTTTCTACAATTTTAATAACACCACCTTGTGTATGTGTTATTCTAACTGTACCTGTAGAAGTTAATTCTGCTCGTGTGTTTGGAACATTAGCAGCAGAGAAAGCTTCAACAAAGTTGAATGGAGTATTATCAGCAGCAGTAACTGTAACAGGAGCGGTTAATGTTCCCGAGCCAGCCTGACTAGCACTTATAGAAAATGTTGCATTACTGACACCTAATGTAGCGTTTGCTTCTGTGCCAGTAACAACGGTTTCACCTGCTTGAAATTTTCTGTATATTTTAGCAGTGAATGTGTTTGTGTCATTTACATCGTAATATGTAAAAAGTGTATCCAATGATAGATTACGACCACCGCCAGCTGGATCAAGTTTAAAGTTTGCTTCGGCAAACCCGTCATATAATGGAGCATTAGAAATATTCCAAAGGTCTGTGCTTGCGTCATATTGCTTGACTGAAAGATTTGTTCCTTGATTAACAGGAGTAGTCTTATGCCATACCGAACCCGTTGGGCGTGGAGTTGTTGTTCTCCATGTTGGTACTTGTGTGTGTGCAGTCTGCTGAAGTTCTGGTGATACATATCGTCCGCTGTCAATGCCAAGATCAGTAATTGCAGTGCCAGATATTTCAACAGCACCATCTTCTGTGCTACCGTCCGAGCTTGCAGTAGAATCAACATAAATTTCTAACCGAGCATTTATGTTCGCTGCTGTAACTCCAGTGATAGAGGCAGAATTTATAGCGTCTGCGAGTCCGCCTACTGTATCATTTGGTGATGCTGGAACTTGAACTGTAATACCATTAAGAATAATACTATCACCAGTTGTTAGTATTGGATTGGTCTCAATTCCTTGAACAGCTGCCCATGAATTCTTCCATTCATCAGATCCAACCAAAACCCACAAGTTGCTAGAGTTTTTGTAATACACTGGATTGTTTGCGTTTATTGCAATAACTGCATAATCTCCGGGGCTGCCGACACTACCATTTGGTACACCAAGTGTTAAACTGTTTGCATCAGTAATGTAAGAAGCAGATTTAAAAGCGAATTCTCCAGTGGATGCATTCCATTCAAAGATTCCTACATTTGTCTCCGCTGTATCAAACCACCAGCTGTTGTCAGGTGCGTCACCCGTAGGTCGAACCAGTGTAGCGGTTAGTTCGTTTAGATCAACGTCAACACGCTGTACGTATGCACGATTGCTGATTCCTAGAACTGAATGTGCTGCTAGTAGCCCATACTCATTTAGCTCAAATCCGTTTACTGGCGTGCCATTGGCGGTTTGGAAGAAATTTGGATTACCAAATGTATTGATTAGTTCTCTTTGACTACTAATAAGATATACGTTGTTTGCATTTGATGCAAGAGTTCCAGACGCTATGCCTGTGCCACTTGGACCGAGTTTATTTTCTGCTGTTGCAATCAAAATATATGGTACAGAAGCAGTTGCGGCTGGAAGATAGTTTGACTCATCTATGATGGAAACTTCTACTCCGGGACTGATTAATGCCATGTTTTTATTCCT